GCGGAAGATTGGACATACGCAGAGGTTTAATCATCGAATATAAGGAGGACATTAGCAATGGCTAATATTTATGAAGCAATGAACGTGCGCCAGAAGTTGGCGAAAGCAAGACTGTACTTTCTGAATCAGAAGGTGCAGAAGTCGGGTAAGAATATGCACCTTGAGTTCAAGTATTTTGAGTTGGAGGACATTGTGCCGCCTGCAACCCGTATCTTCGCCCGTGTAGGTCTTACCACGGAGATTGATTTCACGGATGAGGGTGCGGTGATGAAGGTCTACAACGTGGACAACATTGAGGAAGCACCTATGCAGTTCCGTGTTCCGTATCGTGAGGTGAAGCCGATTGTGAGCAATGCAGGCAAGGAAGTCACCAACCCTATGCAGGCTCTTGGCTCTTCCATTACCTACCTTCGCCGTTACCTCTGGATGGCGGTTCTGGATATTACTGAACCAGATGACATTGACGCAAACCTTGGTTCGGATGACCAGGCAGAGGATGAAGAGATTCCTGCTCCGAACCCGGAAACGGCTAAGAAGGAAAAGAAAAAGAAGTCTACTGCACCTGCTACTCCGAAGGAGCGTGAGGAAGCGAAGAAAGAAATGACGGGTACTGATGGACAGGCTGATGAGTTGCAGATTAAGGCACTCAAGGAAGCCTGCAAGACTCTGATGGACAAGGATTCCGACCAGGAAGAGTTTGTTCAGCAGATTGCTATGAAAACTAATGGTTTCACCAATGTCACCCGTGCAGCGTGTGAGCAGCTTATTCAGAACCTTGGTGAGATGATTGCCGCCTACGGTGAGTAAGGAGGGCTGAGTCATGGCTGACAATGTAAACCATCCCGCTCACTATGAAACCGGGAAGTTTGAGTGCATTGACGTTATGGTGGAAACCCAGGGAGTAGAAGCCACGCAGGACTTCTGCGTGTGCAACGCTCTCAAGTACGTCTACAGGCACAAAAAGAAAAATGGCATGGAGGATTTACAGAAAGCAATCTGGTATCTGAACAAAGCCGTTGAGTTGGAGGAAGCAAAGAATGACAAAACGACAAATCATTAAGTGGTTGGAGTCGCAGAGCGAAAAGGCATTAGCCGAAGTAGAAACCCAGAGTGAAAAGGCTCTCAACACTTACTATGCAGAGAGGAATGAGAAAATCGGTCTGGACGCTACGGCAAACGCTATTTCGGCTCTCATGCAGCAGGCTTACAGTCTGACTGAATCCTTCAAAGAGAAGGTGAAAGCAGAATATCCGGGGGTTGATACCCTCTGTGGTTACTATGGTTCAATCTCTTACAAACTGGCAAATATGAGTTCTCAAGCTGAAATCCGTTCTTGTTTACTTAAAGAATTTGAGGACGGAAGAACGGAAATCAGAAAGGGTATCAAAGCCCGAAAGAATGAAATGATTAAGGGTATTACCGACAACTACAGGAATGTGATTGCCAATGTAAGCAATATGAAGAATGCAAAACTGGCAATGGAATATCTCAAGAACCTGGGGTTTGACTTGAGTGAATTGGTAAAAGCCGATGAGAACCCAGTAACCACGGCATTGTCCGTGGAAGTGGATACACGATTTCTGTTCATAGGAGGTAAGAAAAATGAAGTGGAATGATGACAAGACCATCACTATCACCCCGCCGAAGCGTCCTAAGAAGATTACAGGTACACGCTTTGCGGCGATTATGGGGCTGAACAAGTGGACAACCCCGTTCAACGCTTGGTGTGCAATTACCAGAACCTACGAAGAGCCGTTTGAGGACACAATCTATACCGTTGCAGGTAAGACGATTGAGCCGAAGCAGGCTGAGTTTATGAAGAAGTCCTATTTTATGACCAACCTCATCACTCCTACGGATGTGTACGGGGCTGACTACTTTCAGAAAACCTGGGGTGACTTCTTCAAAGACAGTCCTATCTTCGGTGGTATGTGGGACTATCTTCTGGTAGACAAGGACGGCAAGCCTACCACAGTTCTTGAAATGAAAACCACGAAGCGTTCTGAGGATTGGGTTGAGGATGTTCCAGAGTACTACGCTTTGCAGGCTGCGCTCTATGCGTACCTTCTGGGTGTAGATGATGTGATTATGGTGTGTAGCTTCCTGGGTGACAAGGACTATGAGAACCCGGACGCATATCAGTGTAGCACTGAGAACACCATCGTTCGCCCCTTCAAGTTGTCTGAGCGTTATCCCGAACTGAAAAAGACCATCAAGAAGGTTGAAAAGTGGTGGAAAACCCACGTTGAGGGCGGTGTTTCTCCGAAGTTCGATGAGAAAGCGGACGCAGACATTCTGAAAGTCCTGCGTGATAACAACCTGTCCCCGGACACTGACATTGCTGCTCTGGTTGCCGAAGCAGAGCAGTTGAAGAAACACATTGATGAGGTCAAGGGTACTGTAGCTGACGATGAGAAGAGGTATAAGACGATTACCGATATGCTCAAGAAGGAAGCTATCAGCCAGTTCAAGGAGGGCGATAAGACCGTTACTATCAGCGGTGCTTCCTTCGACTGGGTTACTTCTAAGACCATGAAAGACCCTGGCTACGATATGGCGAAAATGCAGGAGGACGGCATTGATATTGAGAAGTATCATGGCACACCCGAACCGCAGTACCGCTTTACTCCGAAAGCCAGAAAGGAGTCCGCATGATAAGATACCTCAGTCTTTTTAGCGGAATTGGAGCGTTTGAGAAAGCACTGGATAA